GTACGTCACCGAGGCGGTCGCACTCGCTGCGGTGCAACAGAACGGCGACGCGTTGCAGTACGTGCCACACGAGTACGTCACCGAGGCGGTCGCACTCGCTGCGGTGCAACAGAACGGCGACGCGTTGCAGTACGTGCCACACGAGTACGTCACCGAGGCGGTCGCACTCGCTGCTGTGCAACAGAACGGCTACGCGTTGCGGTACGTGTTGAATAAAGAGATGTTCATCGCGATTGCTGCGAAGTGCAGCATCAACGTGGAAATTTGAAACGCTCAATTCGAGCATATTTAAGGAGAGCATCAAAATGAAAAAATCTGAACTGATGGTAATGCAACCTTCGCTGATGGCGCTGGCCAACATCAAACTCCCGGTCAAGGTGTCATATCGTATCGGCAAACTGCTGGGTCAAATCGCCCGCGTCATCAAGGGTATCCAATTCGATCAGCACGCGCTGTACCGCACGATCGGCACATTGAGCGAGGACGAGCAACAATACGTCATCGCGGATGACCGCAAGGCGGAATTCCAAGCGGCTGTGACAGCACTGCTGGATGCTGAGGTCACGTTCGAATTTGAACCTGTGTCGCTGGCGGAACTCGGTGACATCTCTATCGAGCCGGGTCATCTGGCTGCGCTGGAGGGCTTCGTGCTGTGCGCTGAATCTGTGACGCCGAATCTGCGTCTCGTGGAGTAACGCTCACATACGACGGTACGAGAGTGCCGTCGTTCTATTTGATATATGGATGGAGGTTGAGATGGGCAGCATCACCTATACGTGCGATCCCGATAATGTCCGAGACGTATTAGCGTTCATTGGCGAACAACCTAAGTGTCCGGATTGCGACGGTTGGGGCGAATACGAAACCGAACATGGCCCGCAGGGATGCCAACCCTGCAATTCACGGTGCATCGCGTTCGTAGACGCTCAAGGCGTGCGTGTATACGCAGATTGGGGTGACACAATCATTCGAACTGACGCAGGACTCACGCTGTTGTACGGGTCGGAACGACAATAATGAGCGCCTTAGTGATGACACCTACCACCGCCGAAGTCAGCAGATGTGTGGTGAGGCTGACAACCTGCACATGGGCTGATTCGCGCGGCGTGCATATCCGAACGAGTCTCACATTTTTACGCAGAAAGAGCTTCGGCTTCAACATGCTTCAAGAGGAGATCGCTGCGACCGGTGCTGAACACGCATGCGCATCGATAATAAATTTGTCCGAATGTGCTGATGGGGTATACGAGCTGATATCCACTAACGAGCGTCGCGACTGGGAGTCGGGGCACATCGACGCATATGATATGGTACTCGTCCCGTGGGCACAACCACAATGACCAAAGCTGTCCGATTGATATGCGAACAATGTGATGCGGGGTACGACCTCGCGCACGTGCAGTGCCCGTATTGCGGCACGCACGCCCAGATGAGTCATAGCCACCAGCTCACGCCGTTGATCGTAGACACCGAGTGCTACGTCAACTATTGGCTGCTGATGGCGCTTGACCCGCTGACCGGTGAGATTCACACATTCCAGAAATTCGATGGGCACGATCTCGACATCGTGGGTCTGCGCAATCTGCTCACCCGATACACGTTGGTGACATTCAACGGCATCAACTATGACCTGCTGATGATCTGTTATGCGATGACGGGCGTATCGAACGAACAGATCAAAGCCGCGAGTGACGCGATTATCACCCAGCAGATGCGTTCGTGGCAGTTCTACCAAGCCTACGGATTGAATGAGCCGACTAGCCTTGACCATGTAGATATGATCGAAGTCGCTCCAGGACAAGCATCGCTGAAAGCTTACGCAGGTAAGATGCACAGCCGTAAACTACAAGACTTGCCGTATCCGCCGAACATGATTATCGGGTGGCCCGAACGCGTCATGCTACGCGAATACTGCGCGGTCGATCTGGACGACACGCATGATTTGTGGAAAATGTTTCAGACGCAGATCGAACTGCGCGAAACGATGTCGGACGAGTATGGCGTGGATCTGCGCTCGAAATCAGATGCACAGATGGCCGAGGCGGTTATGAAGACGTTGCTGCCGAATCGAGTCAAGGTGCCATTCATCGCACCCAGCACTGAGTTCTATTATGAGCCGCCCGAATGGTTGAAATTTCAGACTCCGCAATTGCAGCGAGTGCTTGAAATAACCACGGGCATGCCGTTCGTCGTCAATCCTTCGGGTGGTGTGTCCGCGTCACGCGACAACCATCTGATTGACTGGGGCAGCGAGCAGGTTCGTCTCGACACGCACGGTGAGTGGATGAAGAAGCCGAAGGATTGGCGACACGAAATCATCACTATCGGCGACACAGGATATGCAATGGGGACGGGCGGCCTGCATTCGACCGAATCGAAAGTCACGTGGCGCACGGATGGTTCGCGCAGTATTCGGATGCCTGACGTTGCAGCGTACTACCCGAGCCTGATTGTCCGGCTGGGGATATTCCCGATACAGATCGGACCAGTATTCTGCCATCATTACGCAGGATGGAAGTCCGCACGCGATGCTGCGAAAATTGCCAAACAGAAGAAGAAGGCCAACACGTATAAAACATTGAATAACGGCACGTTTGGGAAGCTATTGTCCAAGTATTCCATCTTCTACACACCGTCGGGCGGCATCAATGTCACGATCACAGGTCAGCTGGCACTGTTCATGCTCATCGAAGCATTGACGCTGGTCGGCGTGACCGTTGTGTCCGCAAATACCGACGGACTGGTACTGTATTCCGAGCGCGACATGGATTGGCTTGCGGACAGCGTTATCACGTGGTGGGAATCTGTCACCGGATTCGTGATGGAGACGACTGAGTTTTCAATGCTTGCGGCACGTGACGTGAATTCCTACGTGGCCATCGAAGCGAACGGCTCGGTGAAACTCAAAGGCGCGTTTGCGCCACCTGAACCAGGCGCGTCGGGATGGCCGAATCCGACAGGTCAAGTCTGCGTCGATGCGGTTGTGGCGTACCTGCGAGACGGCGTGCCGCTGGAACAGACGATTCGCGCGTGCGCCGACATCCGACAGTTTGTCTACGTGCGCACAGTGGACGGTGGCGGCGTATATCACCCTACGGGCGTGCCAACGCGCAAGGCAACCCTGATCGTCATGCGACAAGAATTGGGTGAGGCGGCGAACGGCCTGACAAATGATCAACTGCGAGCACTGTACGCCGAGCACTACGAACGTGCGTCCGGTGGGGGCGAGTATTTGGGCAAAGTGGTGCGCTGGTATTACGGTGCTGGGTCGGAAGCGTGCATGTCGTATCAACGGTCGGGGAACCGTGTGCCGCGCACTGACGGTTGTCGCCCACTGATGACCCTGCCCGATACGATGCCCGAGGATGTGGATTACGAATGGTACGTGCTGGAGGCCGAATCGTTGTTGCGCGACGTGGGGGTTGACGTACCCATCCATGCTGTGGTCTAATGACGGCATGGTCAATATAAACAACTGCGACACGTGTCATCATAAGACGCGACCAGATGGCGGACACTGCTATATGTTTCGGTATGCGCCGACCCTTAAGTGTGACCACCACGCGACGTGGAATCTCGCCGACATTCTCCCGCATGAACGGGGATGCTGCGGCACATTTGTAGGTTATCCACATCGGCCGACTTGCGTTACTCGGAGAACGCCGTGATGAAGTACATTGCAACGAAAGACCCCTTCGGCATCGAAGAAGTGTTCACGTTTCCGATATCGGTTGATCACGATGCGATGGCGGAAATGCTCGCGTGCATCAAGAATCATACACACGGCAACTGGCATCGCGTACGTCGTCAACCCATCTCAGCGGGATTTGTAGATAGCGTGGGCAACTGCTTCGGGTCGAGCACTACGCTAGGGCTATCGGCACGCGATGTAGATTCGGCAATACTTGCGCGCCAACTGTCCGTAGGATTCACCCATGAGTGACCAGGACGCTAGCCACAGAAATGTGGAGTTCGATGCTGACTTGCGTTACTCGGAAGGGGCCGCCGCTTTAGGCTATCCCGCTAGAGCGCCGTGTTCGGCGCGTACTCAACCATAGGATGCGAACCATGATGATACCGAACCAAAACTGTATCAGTTTCAGAGACGGAAAATGCCTGCACCAAGCAGCGCCGCGCCGCCTGTTTGGCACGACTGAGTGCATCCTGAACCGACCGAACCCTGATTTGCGGGTGACGGAAGGATGCGTTTTGCAAACTCCATGCCCGAGGCCTATGAATCCTCCAGTACGCGCATAACGCATGAAATCAGGGGTGCGAAGCGTCCCGCTGGATTGACGGGTTATGCGCGTACTGGAGACAACATGAAAAACTATGATGAGTTTTACCCGAAACAAAGAACTGGTGAGGAGTGCAAGAAAACGGATTGCGACAGGCATAAAAATTATGTTGCATGGCAATGTGGGACTTCTGGCCTTGAGTTCTGCATGAATTGCAAACATGCGCACATTTCGCAGTACAAACGCAAGGTGCACAACGTAGATTAGACCCCAGACGCGCCCAATAACATGACGGAGCGGGCGATCTACCGTTTAACGCAACTTGATCCGGCAACCCAATCCTGCAATTCACGCTGACGATCGACGCATCCACGGTATTGCCGTGCGGCATCAGCATACCCTCGGAACAGACCACCCAGTGTCGGATCTTCTTGGGCTGATAATGGCATCGAATGAACCATCGCCGCAGCCGGAGGCATACGTTCGACACGTTCCGCTGCGTTCGGTGTGGCACATCCGGTCAGTGCGACCAGTGCGATGAGTGCGATCGTTTTCATGGTGCGTCTCCCGAGATGGCGTGATTGAGCAGAATCATGTCGGCAGGCTTCAGCGCGCATGAGTAGCTCGTGTCAGTTGCGGCAACGGCAATTTGGTCGTGGACGATACGGTCACGCCATCGAACCACCTCGCGCACCGTCTCATGCGCCTGTGCATCCACGGAGTCAGTCCCGTTCTGCGTGTTGCCGCGAACCACTTCTGCCGTCTGAACACGGAGGGCCGCACGGTCGGCGTATGCAGCGTGCAGTCTCCAACCAATCGTGCCGCAGCCGAGCAGGATGGCGACGATGAATGCAAATCGAATGAGCGGCAACCACGCGGCGAGTGTCATTGCTTGTTCACCGCACTGTTGCCAGCAAATGCCCACGTGAATACGAGCGCGACCTGGTTGAGATCATTCACATCGTTTATCTGCCCAGCAGCTACAGCCAGCACAAGTGAGCCGTATACGGTCAGCAGCATCGCCACGGTCGAGCGCGGATTGCAGATGAACCATGCATTGATAGATTCCTTGATTTCGCCGTCCGACCACTTCTTGATGACATGACAGATGACACCTGCCGTGGCGATCAACGCGAACCACAGCATGTTCAATGTGAAGAATTTTTCCATGATTACGCCTCGTTTATTGAGCTGTGAAGATCGTTATTGACTATCTGCAGCGGTGCTGCGTCGAACGGGTGTCCCGATGGCCAGCGGTATCCGGCGACGCGAGCGCGGTCGAACGGGCGAACGCTAACCATGTCACCCTGATTGCCGCCCAGCACCAGCAGCCGGCAGAAATGATCCTGCCCAACCACGAAGCCAACGTGCCCTCCACCGGCGCGGTCAAACACGACGATGCATCCATATATCGGCGAACTGAGTGGTTCACCCCACGTCAGATAGGATTTGGCCGACTCGAATCGCGAGCTGACGATGCCGGCCTTTTCCAGCATTGCACCGACAAAAGCTGCACACCAGGGGGTCTCATCACTCTTGATGCCGCCACGCTTGATCAGCTTCCACCATTGCAGAATCTTAGGTTCATGCTGCACACCGTGAATCTCTTTCGTGCCAACCTGTTCGAGTGCTGCGACAATCCAGTCCGGTTCAATCATGATTTGAGTGCCTTCGCGATCAGTTGAAATACGAGTTCACCATGCCCGGATGTAATCATGACGATCACTGCCAGGATGATATATTGACGAATTTCGGTGGAGTGCATGCCCAGATACTTGCGATTGATGATGTGTTCAGCCGAAACGTCATCATCGATGCGACTATGGTGTGTGCGATGCTTGAAATAATCAGGCTTGCCTCGCGCATCAAGGGGGAGCGAGTTGACGATATCATCAACCGTGTTCAATCTCTCTAATATCTGTGATGTGGCGAGGTGCTCGTCTCTCATGTGATCGGTGAGATCCTTGCGGAACTGGATGAGCGTATGCGCCATTTCTCTGACCACTGCGAATATGGCGTGGTTTGATTCCGATTCGCTCGCAGGGGGTTTGATGTCATCTAGCATGCGCTCTAGTGCGTTCATTATTTGGCCTCGACCCAATTCAGTTCAGTGGTGACGTTCGCCGTAGACGCGAACGATGTGCAATAGACGACGAACATCTCCGATTGTGTTGATGCCGCGTTTTGAACCAATAACGAATGAGCATTCATCCATTCGAGAGAGGTGTCGGTCGCAGTCGCACTCTGCCCTGTACCTGTAACGACATAATCTGAATTGACGACGTGCTGCGTTGCGGCAGTGACCGATGTTATCCCGACGTTATATTCAACGGCGCTGATCGCGGCGGGGTACGCTGTCCATGTGCCGCCCGCCGTCGCGGTTGGATCATGAATATGCACTAATTCGCAGAACGCATCGTTAGTTGCCGCACGCGTCATGACGTGGAGTATTCGTAGCGTTCGGCGATTTGGTTTTCCGTTGTAGGTATTGGCGAGTCTGATTGCGATTACCGGTGCACGAGTTGTCACAGCGCGAGTCGTTATTCCGTTGCTGATTGATAGCTCAAGACCTTTCAGTGCAAAGCCACCCTCACTCTCGACAGATACACATATCTGCTTGAATGTCGCATCCCCAGCAGATACGCCTGTGTTGCGTATCTCGAAACGCACAGGTAGTGTGGCGGTGGCCATGTACGGCACAGGCTTGACGTTGGCGTTCAATACTTCGTTGAAATAATGAATCTTGCCTCCGATATCGAGCCCCTGCCTGACCCGACCGACACCTTGCCACAGGAAGTCGATTACCAGCAATTGTGTCTTGGTCGTATCTAGCCGAATTCCGCTGGGATTGGATGTGCCGATACATTTGGACACCGGCAGTGCCGTGCAACTGCCGTCCATGCGATCCAGATTCCAATTGGCTTGAGGGATGCATGTGTCTACCGGAGACCCCGATGTCGATGTGCGCACACACGCTGAGGTCGTCGCGCCCGCCTGCTGCAAGAATATGCCGTCGCTGTCGTCGAAATAGCCGACACGTTTTGTCGTATTGGTGACCGAGTTGCCGAGCACGAACGTGATTTTGATCAGCACGCTCTTACCTGGAATGTACGGCAGATAACGTGACTGTCGATACAGATAATCCGTCGCACCCGTACCGACGCCTAGAGTCACGGTGGCTTCGTTCGAATTCCACGTACTTGTCGCACCCACACCGCTGGCAATATCCTCCCACACTGTCGCACCGATATCCTCAGTGCGCGTATCCTCGAACACTCCGAACGGGCCCGCTTGTCGCATTCGCCCAGCAGCGTCTATGTTGGCAGTGTCACCGAACGTAATGTTCTGATTATCGGCGGGTGTGGTCAGGGTTATGGCGGTCGATTCGGTTGCACCGTTTGGCCATATCCCAGCACCGTGTGCTGCAATGCCAATGAACGATGAACAGATTAGGAGAGCAGCGATCAGGCGCTTCATGGTGCCTCCATCCAGTTGACTTCACCGATGACTGCCGATGCGCCTGACACGCGCGTAAATCGAATCGCAGTGACCGGGCTGGGTAATGTGGTGCTCATGACCGTGCTTACAGCACTTGCCGAGTTGAGCACGTTCCAATGCGCATCGGCGGGGGAGAGGTACGCATTTGGTGTCGTTGAATACTCCGCAGTGGCAAGCACTCCACTTTCGGGGATCACAGTCACAGTGAGCGGATACGTCTTGCTCGTGCCGTCGATTGCTGTGGCTGTCGTGGTCGTGCGGGTACTGATTGAGCGAATGACTGGTGCGGCAACTGCGGCGATCGCAAACAAGCACAGCACACCTATGAGCATCAATTGCAGATTGCGTCGCATATTCTACTCCTAATAAATCGGTGATCGAAATTATAGCCGAGACGCAGCCCATCTGCTCAAATCTTTTAATTGCCGAACCGAAACAACCTCAGCCCCGCAATCGGTCATGTGGTCGTCCCAGCGGCTGCAATCAAAGTGAAGCTGTCGGGACGACGTGATTTGATCTCACGTTACCAGATCACAGCTTGAACTGCCGCGACGGCAGTTGCGTTTCGCACCGTAGCCTTGCGAGTTTGCAGGCGGTCAAACGCGGCTTGACCCTGTGCCAGCATCGCACCAGCCAGCCCTTGCAGTTGGGTAAAAGTCATCGGCACCTTCGCATTGAGCGAATCGAGCCAGTAAAACCCTGCTGGAACTGAACCGGCCACCAGACTCTTCGTTAGCGTGTCCTGACTGGCTATATCCGCCTGAAACGTGGCTCCCATGTAAGCCACTGGAATTTGTATCGCGGCAGCGTATGACGTTTCAAGCGCAAGAATCTGGTCATTCTTCGCCACCAACAACGCTTCGGCTGCCGTGTAAGCAGGGAGCGCCTTCGTGAGTTCTGCCGGATCGATTGCGCTTACGAGGCGCGATTCGGTCGCCCCATTGTCGAGAGTGCGCGATGCACTTGCGCCGTCTGGTGAAAGTTTCCAATTAGTGATAGCCATTAGAGTTCAGCTCCTGTGAGATAAAGTTGCCCGGCGGCATTATTAAAGTATAGCGCAGAAGCAGTTCCTGCCACAGCTCCAGTCGTAGTCATTGCCAAGCGGCAAGCCGTATCAGACGGCTCTGCAAGCGCAATTGTTCCGGAAGCAACAATTGAGCCGTATAAGGACGCTAGATGCGCAATGTTACTGACGACAACACCTGTAACAGGAACCCGGGTTCGCACTGGGAATATAGGAACGGCTCCGAACAGGCTTGTTGCATAGTTATAGCCAGAGCAAATCATGGAGCTAGTAGAGGTACTGTTCCAGCACGGTAGATACCGTTGGCATCTGAGCAACTGCTCTGAATATTGAATATGCTCAAATGTCGTTCCGCTGGTCGCCCCAACAGCAACTTGCTCAAGTTGATGTCCTTGATACTGGATAAATCCTGTCGAGTTAGTCAGTGCGCCTGTGGTGTACTCGATGCACAGACCATTCCCCGCGTTCGCACCAGCATTGAAGGTGAAGGTGTAATTTGCTTGTCCGGTGGTCGCCGAGATTGTCCCAGTGGCGATCTGTGTCTTGGTAGCAAAAACATCCTCCGCATTGGCGGAGTAGGCTGTCCAAGTAACCGTCCGTGCCACATCGCAAAGCAGGCCAACCTGAACTGCGACAGTTTGGTTTACCAGCTTCACGCAATCTCTACCTTCCAGACGAGTGCCATGCAGGGTAGTCGTCGGGCCAGTTGCGCCAGCAAGCAGCTTGTATGCGTACTTGAACGGCGAAGCACCAACGACGCGCTGCGCGGTGATATTCTGGCCCGTGGATTGTGTATACCACCGGTCAATCGCGTAATTGATAGCAGCACCTGCCGTGATTACAGCCGCCGCATCAGCATTCACTTGAGCGATTTGATAGGCGCCATTGATGAATACGTTTCGGAAGCTCAACTGCCCGATGGCCTGTTGAACAAACGATGTTGTCGATAATTTTGTGCTGTTATCAAATGGCGCAGCCGTTGCCCCGTATTGGATATCCGTCCAACCTGCACCTGCCGCATCGGGGTTGGTCACATTGTTGTCAACGGTCGATTGCCAGAATCCAAGATTCGACGCTTTCTGCAACACCGCACCATTCGGATAGCCACCGATAGCCGTAGAAAACGTGGCGTTATATTTCGGTAGTCCACCAGCTTGCGCCCATTGTTGCGCGAGCGTGATCTCATATAGAATGCCGTTCATATCCTGACCGAATGGCGGGATGCCACCTGCGAGAGGATCTACGAAATTCACTGGCGGAAAGCCGTCAGTGAGTGACGCGGCACCAGGTGTAATCGCAATTTGAGATGCGACAGGGATTGCTCGAATATAACCTCCGCCAGCACCTGCGGCGAACGCCTTTTCGAATGGTGTTACGGCTGCTGATGCGAGCATTATACGAAACCCCCAAAAAATGAACCAAATCCAAATGTGGACGAATCCGAACCCGCCTCGGCGAATCCTAGTGTGTTCGACCGCAACATTATATCCATCCCGACACCTGTTGGGGTAGGAAATACACCACTATCTCGCAGTATTGCGATCTCGAATGGCTGTAACGTGAAATTGATCACCAACCACATGTGCATGTTCCCGTTTGACTGGACACACGCTACGCCCCTATTTGGAAACAGCATCATCAGTAGGCGATTCATATCCGTGTATGACGAACCCGATATATTCGCGGCGGCTTTCACCAATATCAGGAAACGATATGCGTCATCCGTCAGTACATACCCGGCGGACGCGGGTGGTCCGCTATAAAACGGACCATGTCCAAACGAATGGACATTCGGCAACGCCTCGTCAAATCCGAAATATGTCAGATTATTCGTACCGGGCACTTGCAATACGCGCGACACCCCAACGATGCGCCCCCACACATCTAAACCGTAGCCGATCGCGGTGTCGATGTTCCAGACATCGTTGTAAAAATCATTGATCAGTTGGTACGGGTCTATCGCAGATATCATGCGCCCCGCGAGTGCGATCATCGTAGGACTATTCGCATATTGACTGATGAACGTGTCCTGATAATTCATCACCTCTTGTGTGTACACATCAAGCACCGTGCCCACTGCGACGGCGGCGGTCTGATTCGTCACCACATCACCAACCGCGAAGCTCACTGCGGACGACATCTCCAACGCAAACAGTGGTGCGTCTACGCTCACCACAACACCCGATGCAGTCAATCCCGCATTGACCAGCATGTCGCCCAGCGACGGGACGCTGGTCAGGCTGGGAAAGCGTAGTGTGTTTACAAGTTGCATTATGCGAATGTCACCGTGATGTCGAGATCGGTGATGGTGGGTTCTTGATCAATCTGCATCAACAGTGTCGTCTTATTTGCAGTACCGATCCCTATGGCGATTTCAGCGATCTGCACCCATGCACCGAGCGCAAACAACGGCGCGTAATACGCGCTATGCAGGATTGTCGCGCCCGTCCGCTCACGAGTTGCGGCATCTGCCGTACCTGTGAACTGTGCGATGACTGCCGCACGGATCTGCGCGACAGCATCGGCAGGCACCTGCGCGTTGGTGAGCATGGATATTGCGAATTTGACGGCGGTCGGTGTCAGTGTGTTGAACGTGACGTTGTATGTCGGGAACGGGGCCGAGTACGGCGGAGTCGTGTCTTGTACCACCACGGCAGTGTTTCCGTTGAAGTTGCAACCTGGAGAAATCTTTCTCAGAATCGCAGCGGCAATATCTGCTGACACACCACCATACGTGCCAACATAGATGCTGTGCGCTACCAGCGGATAACCCCCTTGCGCGCATGTCATCGCGACAGGCCCGACCGATTGACTGATGTTCACAGTCCATGTCACACCCGAGCCTGCGGTGATGTACGTGCCCGGAGCGACACCCGCGCCAGTGACCATCTGCCCAATAGCAACAGTGCCGGATGTGAGCGAATTCACGGTCAGCGTGGTTGTGGCGATCGTGCCGCTGATGACTGCTCCGCTTGTCACACCTAATGGGTTGCCCAACACATACGCGTCCAGCACATTGGGCACAGCCAGCACGTTCGCTAGAACCGAATCGTATGTGCCATTCGCATTGAGTGCGACCGAGCTTTGGCGACGAAACTCGAAGTCTGATCGAGATTCCACGTTTCGCCCAATGACACCCGCCACCGCGTTACTTATAGAGTCCCAGCCCGGAATAGCCTGATATATCGCAGAAAGCTGCCCGATCGGACACGCAATAGGTCCGGCGATTTCCGCAGCGAAGGTCAGGCCGATACCGCTGGTCGCCATAGCAACCGATCCGACGGTCTGACTGGTGTTGACGGTATATGTACCCACCCCGCCCGTCGTACCCGAAATTTGCGCGAGTGTCACCGTACCTGCAGTAACACCTGTCCCTGTGAGATTCTGGAACGGATGTATGGCGCCTGCTGTGACGCCGGATATTGTCAACACGGTCCCGCTGATCGAACCCGTCACAGACGACGCGGCTGGAATAGCCCCAGCCTGTGTGGCATTGTAGATATTACCGACGGAATCGATCGCTTTAGCACCGATTGGAATGAACAAGCCGTCAAGCCCCGTGCATGTCGCAGTCACGACCGTCGCTGCAGCAGCGATTCGACTCATGAAATAGATGCGCCCAATCGCGTCTTGCATTCGTCCAGCAGCGAACGCCGGGTCTACGCCGTTCGCTAATGCTAAGAATTGATCGTTTTTATTGCCGATGACTGCCGCTTCGGATGTGGCGAGCTGACCTTGAGGAGTATTCAATGCAGGATTGAGATTGCCGCCGAACGCCGCATTCTGGTCGGCCTGTACGCCAGCAAGGATGGACGCCTCGCTCGGTGCAACGAACCCCGTAGGTCCGAATACTGGTGATGGGACGTTGGTAGGCATTTAGAATCCCGCTGCCGTTATAGCACCGGCTCGATCAGTTACTTGCACTTGCCCCGAGACCTTACGGTCAACGAAGTCCGAAAAGAATACTTGCGCCGCGACAACTCCCGGCACTGTCATTGCAGCGGCAATGAATTGCGCGCGCATCAGTTCAATGGGTGGTCGTTTTCCTAGAATCTGTTGAAAATATGGCACACCTAACGCGGTATTATAGTAGCATTCCCCGAGAAAGGTGCGGATTGCCGATGCCGCATCCTGCGCGTAACTGTAAGGGATAGTCGCCATCGCGATATTACCTGACGAGTCAAGTGTCAGGTCGTACTCGGGCTGAGTCATGAATATCGTATCCATTACACCGGAACCCCTGTGTTGCCCGCACCGACTGTGACGCCACTATGTGTATGGGTTGCGCCGACATTCTTGCCTGCATTGGTCAATGTGCCACTCACATCCAGATTGCCCGTCATGTGTACGTTTGCGGTCATGTTGATATCCGGTGCGTTGACAGTGACTAGAGTAGGCGACACGATGGTTATCCCACCCGCCGAGAATTCAACATATTGTGACACAGCACCGTTGAGAATTCCACCAAAATAGATGCCGTCGGCCATGTCGAACATGCGTTCGCTTCCAGGATTCGCGTCATCTTTGGTTCTGGCGACAATCGACATGTCTCGGTCGGCAAATATCGCAACGCCAATGTCGCCCACTGTCGGCGGGATGACCACCGCGCTGGCACCCGATTGAAGCTGAAAGTACGGGCATGTGTATATCGTGCCATGTGGGACGGCTGTATCAGTGATCACGTTGCTGACAGGATCGACCGTCTTAGCGACTTGATTCACCATCGGATGAATATCTACAGTACGAGCCACCGGATCAACCGCCATGACGCGCACGGGGGTAGCGCCCGCCAGACGTGACAATACTGACCATATCTGGAAGTTGCGTGCGGCGAACTCCGAACCAAAGTCCGTTGGATTCTGCCAACCGCTTGCTGGGGTAGGGTTATTGGCCAATGTAAGGTTGCCCATCGAAACTTGTGAACCACTTGCCTGAAGGCGTTTCGCTCTCCAGCTCGTGACGAATGAAGAACGCACCCCATGTGCCGTTCGCGAAAGGTAGACTGCTCGCAACGGTGACAAGCGCGCCCAGTCGAATGCGTGGGTTGAACATTGTCTTCACCGCGATGCCAATCTCCGAGTATGCCGGATACCCGACCATACCTGTGTCGGGGGACACGAGGGGCACGGCACCCGTTCCAGTTCGAACGCCCAGTCGAGGCCAGACGATGAGCATTCCAGAATCGATTGTCCAATTCACACCGGCAGCGTCCGCGCAGCGCATCGTCTGGTCGCGCAGCGTGCCGGGATAGTACGGGGTTGCCAACGATATCGGGAAACCCGTCGATTCAAACCCTAACCCCATTCGAGCCGCGAGGTCTTTCATAACAGTTATGTGGTCGGTTCCCATCGGATAGCTCGTCGCAGTGGCCACCTGTAGCGCCTGCATGATTCCGCCATACGCCAGCACGATTAACGCCGAATCGGGCGCATTGTTCAGATCAATCTGACCGATTCGTATCTGACCGTCGAACACCAGCTCCAGCCCGTCGATGTCATCACCAGCACGTATCTCTAACTCGACCATGCGCTGAACCATGAACCCACCGTTCAACGCCGACAGATCGATCATCGACTGCTTCGTGAGACCGTATATGCGCAATTGCGCCTCACCCATAGTTACGCCGCCGACGTTGATGATGTTGCACTGCACGCGCAGGCCCGACACGGTGAGTTGGTTTGTGCCGCTTTCGGCGAACGTGCCGACACCTTTGGTGAAGGTTAGCGATATGATGCGTCGTGCGAAACTCATTGCTGCAGCCCGACGAGATCCGCAGACTCAAGATACATCAGTTGATATCGCGTGTTCAGACCGGGGAACACTGGATCAGCAACACCTTGCGTGTCGTTGAAACTCAAGTCACCGATGAATCCCAGATACGCATTGCGGACGATTCGGTTGAGATTTTGGCAAATCACCCCGCCGATAATCAGCGTACTGTCAACGTAAAGATCGCAATAGAACCCTGTCGATTTCTGGTACAGATTGATCTGGCAGTTCTGATTACCGAGCGTGACTTGCACCGTCTGGCTGGCGGCATCGAGGATGGGTACGATTCGCATGATCTACTGTTGACCGGTTGGGGCGGGCTGACTCGCTCCTGGACGTGAACTCGTTGCGGAAGGATTTGCGCTGCTCGGTGATGCGACATTTGCGAATGCGGGTCGAATTGTATTGCGAATCTCAGTGAGCCACAGATTCACAGTCAGCAAACCGATGCCGTTGTCAGCAGATCGTTTGAAGTCGTAATGCGCCACGTTGAGGTTCTGATACTCAGCGTCAGGCATCACCAGCGCGTACAGTTCGAGTGATGACGCGACTTTCTCGACCGCCAACAATGCTGCCGACCGTTTGCTATCCGAGCCGCCGAACACCATTGTCACACGCACGTCGTATGGCTGCGTGACTTTATTGTAGGTCTGGAACGCGCCCAGCTCCATCGGATACTTCGGATGGCTCCAGTCTTTCTTGAACTCGATGGCGAGCACGGAGTCGGGCGTGAGCACCTTCTCCGTCCCGAAATATAAGCCCCACGGGGGATCTTGCGCAAGACCGAATTGACGCAGAAATAGCGTGGCGTCTGCTTTGAGTAACGCACCCACATTGAACCAATTTGCTATCGGATTCAGCAGCGGTGGCACGCCAATCTGTGACAGTGGTGGAAAGAGTGCCATTATCGTATCCCCGAATTGCCGCTTTGGTTCATCGCCAAACGTGCGACACCGCCATTGTTGATCAGATTCGCCGTCTCACGTGAGTCAGCATTACCCGCTTGAATGGTGATTGGGCCGTTGATGTGTACCTCACTGGTACTGGTGGAGGATGAGCCGCCACCCATCGGCAGCATGCGGCTCATCGCGCTGATGCCGCCCTTTGACATACCCTCATGTGCGGCCATCGCCAGTTGCAATTTAGACAGTGTGGCTGGGTCACGCATGTTCAACTCGCCGGACAAACCCGAACGCTTCGTCACATCGGCGACGTAAGCAGCCGTGTCGTTCTCGCTAGACGGCGCCCACTTATTGACGACACCCTCCACCGTATGCACACCCGCTCGCCCGTAGACCTCAAGTAGTGCCCGTTGTGCGGCGGCGCCCAATTCCATTGACGGGAATATCGCAAACCGTCCATCACTTCCGATCGCACCGTGTTTCAATGCGAATGGCCCGAATTCGATGTTACCTGGGTTGTTATTTCGCTCGTTCCGATTACCCGATACCTTTGGTGCCGCAGGAGACTGCGTAGACATCTCGCCCGACGTAGTTGGTGTCGGACGCCTGACGCCCCCAGATGAAACTTGGGACGGAGCCTGCTCAAACACTTGCGTCGCGCCGTACCACGTCCGACCGCTCGCGAACACGCCCTGCTTACCCTTTTCGCGTTCCTTGGCGACGCCTGCTTCCGCAGACATTAACTGCGTCACACCGTTTAATGCTGCTCGATACGCATTCTCAACCGCACCCGTAAACGTGTTCCATGCCTCGGTGCGAACTTGCGCGGCAATCGTGTCTGCTTCGGTGACTTTGTTGAGTTCCTTGTATGATGCGATCAATGAATCGAGTTTGCCTTTCGTCTCGATCATCATAGTGACCGTCTCACGGCTGTAGCCCATGCCTTCACCAATGGTCATCGCTTCAGCACGAGTGCGGCGACCAGATTCAATCGATTCATTCAGCCCATCTGCCACCATTTTGAAACGCTCGATGTCATCGGTCTCTTTCGCGAAGAACTTCGCGTAATCAATCTGCGCTTGACCGAGATTGAACAGGAAGTCCGGATCAATTTTGCCGCGAGTACGAAATTGTGCGATTACATCGGCTGTGTGCTGAAACGCCGAATCCATGTCTTCTGCACTGCTACCATACTTCTGCGCAACACCTTCGAACGCTTTTAAATCTGTCGGTGCCAGATTCAGGGTACGCCCCAATCGACCCAACGCCGAATCGGCACGAGTTATTTCAGTGGTAGCCGATTTGAGCGCACTCAGCCCGAGGAACGCACCGGTCAGGGCAAATACTTCACCCTTGATAGCCGAGAAGAATCCGGCAGCTTTTTTCCCCTCTTCCTGCATGTGCTTGCTGGTTGTCCCAGCAGTTTTCTCAGTCTTATCCAGCGCGTCAACGGCTTCCTTCTGACCCTTGTTGAATTGACTCGCGTCCAGTCCTAGCGACACAATCAACTCGTCAATCACCGTTGCGCCCATCACTTGTCCTTTGTTTCGTTAGCGATACGCTGATTCGCCGCATCGACGTTGATAATCTCAAGCAGATCGTACAAATCTTCCGCACCCAGCACGGTGTCCAATTCAATCAACGTCGCAAGACGCGCCGATACTACTGCTCCGATGGCGGCGGGGACGTTAGGGTATCGGTGATATTCTTGCTCGCCGTTGCCACTATGACCTCCAAGATTGAGCGGACGGCGGGTGGAAAAAAATCCAAATGCATCTTCAGAATCTCTTCGCGCAAGCGGCGCAAGGTCTGCTGTTCTTCAACGTCATCCTCGATCATCGGGACGTTGCCGTTCTTGCCACGCATGAACGCGGGTTCGTGTGGACGCGCTGGATCCGGAATAAACGACACGCACGACTCGAACATCTCATCGTGCAGTTCTTTCATCTCAGGCTTACCCAACGTACCCAGCACGAAGCGCACACCGAGTGCCGCAATACCCGCCAAACCTGCGCCGACGAGTTCTTGCGGCATCTCCACATTGCTGTTACACAGCGCGGTCATGAAGCGTAAGCCCCACCATTCGGACTGGCGGGCAGGCATCTCCTGTAACTGGTACAGCCTACCCTTGTCGCGACCTTCGTCTTCAATGGTGATCAGAATCTGCTTACGTGCCATACGTTACCTCAGAATGAATTGAAAAAGGACGCCCATCGAGCGTCCTGTTCGTTATTTACGCATGATTCATTCCCCCTGAAAGGTTGAGATGATTTTTCGGTAGAACCGTCAATTTATACTCAACCCTCGGGCATGTCAACTGCATCAGAATGAATTACAGCGGAACAGGTACAACGGTGTTCCATTCTATCTGAAACTTGCGAGGCTGCAAGATTTTCTTAGCGTCGCTGATAGGTGCGTAGTTCTTCAACCAGCCGCGCGACAGCGTGTAACTGCGGGCAACGGCGGGTTGTGTGATTACGCCGAACGCAGGGAACACGTCACGAGCGGCTTCTTGCGCGGCGTACCACGCCTCGAAGAAATTGATCGAAGTGCTATCACCCTGGATGCTCACGTTCATCACCATACGCTGCGGCACGTAGCCTGCGGACAGGATGCCGTCAACACCTAGTGCTGTCTCAGCCACGTCAACGGTGTCGATTGAATATGCGTCACCTTCGGCGAAGCCCTTCAGCACTTGGGCCACGCCGTACAGTCCGGTCACTCCGATGGCCAATACGCTATTGGCCGATGTTAAAGTTGCCATGTCAGTTCCTTATCGTGAGGTTGATTTATTGGACTGCAACAGAAGCCAGTTCGATGTGCTGCACAGCGCCCGCATCTGTGTAAAAGAAGGTCATAGGCGGCGATTGTCGCGCACCACGTACTTGCGCCGTGGCTGGCAGGATTTGCAAGTAGTAACCTGTCGCAGCGAGCGTCTGGTCAATCTGCAAACCTGCAGCAGAGTTGACTTGCGCGATCTGCAACGATGACAACTGTGTGCCGCCCGAGAACGCGCCGAAGTTCAGACCTTGAGCGATCGGGTCCATGCACGCTGCACGAATGATGCTGTATCCGGTTTGGTTATACGGAACGGCTTTGAGCTGCGTCAGCATGCTCATCAGCGCGAGCTGGAACGCGTTGTTCAGCCAAATCTGGTTGATATACGCATCGGCCCACAGATATTGACCGGTCACGGTTCCCGGATTGAAGAAATTGAATTGCTGATTCGCCGTGGCATACGCGCCGTAGAAGTTGTAGCCGTTCGCGATCAGATTCGACGCCACGGTCACATCAGTCACATCCAGCGTCATGCCGGATTGGCTCTTGAACGCCATAGTGATCCGCCCATTCAGTTGGGTGAAGTCGATCGAAGCGATCATGCCGCAAACAAATGCTGCTTTCGTGTAATTGGGCGCGTAGATGACGATCGTGCCCGACGATTCTGTCGTAGTGAGGATGTTACCCAGACTAGACGTAGCCGTAGTCGAAAGAGTCGGCGTGATGTCAGTGTCCCACACGACATACGCGTAGCGGTTATTCTGAGCATTCGTCCATGCAGCGAACTCCAGCTTCACAGTGTTACCCGAGCCGCCATCCGGGTCGAACATGGTCATGAACGACACCCAGTTGGTGAACTTCGCGATGATCGCGTTCATAAAGGTGGTCGGGGTTGTGGCGGCGGCACCTTGAGAGAGAACGGCGCCAGTTGCTGCGGTCAGGCTCAAACTCGTCGCAACCGCACCGGACGCATACGCCATTGTTGACAATGCACCGGTCAGCGAGGATGTGAGTACGAACGCACCGGACACCGAATCGTAGACAACAGTCGGCCCAGCACCGACCACAGTGATGGTCGTGCTCGTGGCCGTGTCGCCCACGCTGACCAGATACGTGCCTGTGCCACCTGCGCCTGTCAGGAACGCGGTGATAGTGCTGCCTGCCGTAATGTTAGTGCCGCTAATCTCATTACCCAGACCGAGGATGCCCGAGGTCACACCAGTCACCGTCAGTGTGCCGCCCGATGCGGTGACGGCGGTGCTTGTCGCGGTTTGAGCAACCGATACGGCGTATGTGCCTGTACCGCCAGCACCGGTGCCGACCGCAACGATAGTGGTGCCAGATGTGATGCCAGTGCCGGATATGATCTGTCCGACAGCCAATGTGCCGCTTGTCACAGCGGTGACTGTCAAGCCACCACCGGACGTGGCAAGCGCACGGCTGGTCACGGTCTGCGACACGGACACTTGGTATGTACCAGCGCCTCCGACCGTGCCGGTCAGTTGCGCAACAATGGTCGTTCCGGACGCGACCGAAACACCTGTGACTGCTTGTCCTGCAGCCAAACAGCCGGTAGCAACGGCACTCACTGTCATGGTCGTGCCCGCGATAGAACCTGTCACGCTGTTTGGCGCGATAGAAGCTGTCACGACGTTCGCAGCGACGCTACCTGTCACCACTACGGCGAGATTGAGTGCGGTCTGGATGATGGTGGCAGCAGATGAGAAACTGGTTGCGGCGGCAAGGTTGATCGCTGCGACGTGAGTGTTGCCGTCAATGACGATCGTGATATTGCCCGAGATAGCCTGCAGTTGTGCCAGCGTCAATGCGGCAACGCTCGCGCCGCGCAGGTATGCTGCGACTGCTGATTGGTTGTATTGCGCGATCAGCATGCTTCCCGGCTTCACGTTCGAGTTATCGAAGCCTGCGAAATATGTCGCGGCAGCAGACGCTTCTGGTGAAGTCGAGCCAAAATACGTGGCCACGGACAACTGTGTCGAGAACGACAGCACTTGACCCAACGGAACGCGCGTGCTGGTTGTCAGCACCAAACCTACGAGATCCAGTGCCGCGCCACCTGTGCCGATGACCTGTGGGTTTACGTTAACGATCTGTGATGCTGGAATGCTGGCCATCTGTATTCTCCAAATAAAAAGTGATTATGCGGGATATGCCACATCCACATTAACTAGACCCACCACAGCACTCGTGGCAAATTGTACAGGCACTACGACAAAAATGTTGCACTGAACCACTACGTCGACGACCCAGCGGTATTCGGTAAATTGTTCAGCATTGACGAACGGTATCTGGCGAGGGTCACTTGCATACAGTGGCGATATGTCCAATCCCGACAGGTTGAACAGATCCACGCCGTACTGGTCGCGAAACACCGATGTTATGACCTGCGCATTGTTCGCGCCGTTCAAACCATGCACGTTGAGTTGTGTAGTGATTTGGGTCGGCTGCAATATCGCATTGCCACCATACGAAACGGCGGTGGTCGTTCCAATCAATGCGCCAGTTGTCGAATCGGTCACGATATCGCCGATTGCGAAATAACCGCCCGCGCCTGGAGTCAGCACTACATTCGTACCCGATACAGTCAGCACCGTTCCGTTGGCACTGGCCGTGATGTTGGTCAGTATGTCCGCCACGGACGGTATTGATGACAACGCTTCGACAACAATCGTCTCCACGCCCCCCGTGACCGATACTGACGCGACGAGTCCTACGGGTAGACCTGTAGTCTGGTTCACCACCCCATCCAATGTCGCGAACGTTCCTGCACCAGCTGTCAGCGTGATGGTGATCGGATCGACTGACAGGACTGTCGCGCTGGCTGTCAGAGTGCTATTCACCAGCGTATCGCCGATCTGCGGAGCACCGTTCAATATGGTGAAGCCGATCGTCTCGATGTCGCTGTACGTGTCGGTGTTCCATTCAAGCCGCTCACGCAGCCATGGTGTCATCGTTACGAAATTACCTGCACCGGGTTCAGGTACTCGATTACCTTGCCCTTTGATGATCTCGGTGCCGACGGGCATGATCGCAAGCAGCGCGGTACGCAATGCCGTAAGCATCTGCGACTCGGTGATCGATACGACGGGGGCGGTCATAATTGAAGGTTGTTCTGTTGTGTTGCGACAATTTTAGTCCAGCCGGCAGTCAGACCCCAGTTCTCAAGGATGTACGCGGCCAACCAACGTGTGCCGTCTGGCAGGGTGATGATGTCGCCACCCTTCTGTTCGTCACGAACAATGCCGTTCCATGTACCCTGTACGTACATCGCCAGACGTTTGCCTTGAATATCCAAGCCGCTGATCTGTTGCAAGTCGGTGTAGCTCAACGCTTGGCACTGAACTAGCACTTGTACGGGGGTTGCGTATGTCGGAACGCGAGAGCCATCCGTATCTGTGCCGTATCCGGTCGATGCCTCTAGTGAGCACATCAGCGGCGGGTTCACCGCTGCGACGTAACCTTGGGCGATACCGTGCAGGTTCATGCTATTTCACCCAATAATTCGTAGAATTCATCATGTGACCTGAGTCGATGAGTGGGTTATCAAACCCCTTGCGTGCGATAGTGCTCGGTGCGTTTCTAGGTGAGTTGAAGTCGCGAATCGAGTCTGACAACTGCGATCGAATCGTCTCACCCATTGCACTCAGGGCTTTCTCGGTGTCGAAATCATACACATTGAGCGCATTGCCAACGCCATTCGCCCACTCGGGTTGTTTGGCGGCAATCATCGACCGAAAGAACGGTCGAGCTGGCACCGTGACGGTGTGTGCGGGAATGGTGTGCGTCGTCTGGAAGTTACCCTTCGATGCCTTGACGAATTTCGCGCCTTTAGAAAACTCACCCGAGTCTTTCATCTGGCGAGTGATTGTTTGTTCGTGTTCGGGTACGGTAAATGCCCCACCCCACTCGTTCATCGCGGCGACTGAAGCGACATATTGACCACCATGTTCAGGTCCATACGTCGCTTCTTTGTTCCACCCCACATCCACAGACGAGGCTGTTTTTAAGCCTGCGGTCAGCTTCGCCAGATGTGCGCGGAGTTTGTCTCCGCCTTTGAACGACGCGGTGGACATTACATGCCGATGCAGCGGTATCCGATGTCAGCATTCAGATACGAGCAGGACACCATGACACCGCTAGTGGCGAACACTGCCGCTGCAGGCGCCCCTGATGCACTGTTCAGATTCACGCCACTCGGCGCATTGATCGTCAGATTGTTTGTGCCAAACGTGTTTTTCGCATCTAGCATTGTCGCGCTACTCGCGGCGGCGGATGCAGGCAAGGTTATCGTCACAGCAGCCGCTGCTGTGTTAACTGCAGTATATGTGCCACTTGCGACCACGCCAGATGTTGCCGTGACTGACCATGTTGGGATCACTGCGGATGCTGTCGCCGCGTTGCCCGTCATCTGACCCGATGTGGCCGCACTTGCTGCGCTGGCGGCGGTGGTATCAGTGTAGCCCAGCGCATACGCGAAGTCGGTGTTCATCTGCGCTGCGGGGAACGCGCTGTCATACACGTATGGTAACGTAGAGAACGGCTGCGGGATGGATGCGGCGTTGACCCACGACATACCGAGCATGGCGACACATGCGAATGCGATGATGGCTTGAATTACTTTTTTCATGTTGCGCTCCTAGAGAAAGGTTAATACCGGCCTAATCGTACACCGTAAGGCTGGAAAGTGCGAACCGGCCCCGGCGTATATCTTGCCAAACGATATTGCAGTGTTGCGGCCCAAAACGCCGCACCATATTTTGTCTGATTCCACCATTGAGCAGAACCTGGCAAAAAGTCCATCTGCGCCTTGACAGTCACAGATCCTTCGGTTGCGTCACTGATGCGACCGACCAATGGCGACGACTGCACCCCATTGAGCGACGCGTTCATCGCGGCGATGTGACTCGTCACCATATACAGCATCGGTGTGCGCAGCGACACGTCGGCGATGGGACTGGTCAGCGTGTTGTCACAATAGAGAGTTGCTTCATTGAAATACAATTGCGAGAGCGTGGAGCTGCACCATGCGGCGAGTTCTGGATACCGTGCCGCCCAGTCTGCATACACAAAAACTACAACCCCTGCCGCCATGATTCACTCCTATGCTTGCACCGCGATCTGTCGCGCCAGATCAGCGTTCATCATGTCCGATGTGGACAACGCTTTCGGCAACTTAGTCGGGTCAAGACGCTCCAGACCGGATTTGATTTTGTGGCCGTCTTTCGCATTGTCAGTGATCGACGCGGTACTGTTCTGCGCGAAGATGAGTCCGTTTCGAACCATGTCCGAATTCTTGTTCTGCGACAACCATAAGTCCCAGTGTTCTTCGGGGATGCCGCTGGTAATGGCGTACCCGGCCACGATCGTGCAGTGGGGGGCGGCATTTTGCGCATGCGAGAAGCCGTGAACGACGAATCGTTCCGCGCGTTCTTCGGCCATGCGAGCCTTGCGGAAGCCTCCGCCCATAACCGGCTCATCGCGTTCAACCATGTTGAATACGCGGAGCACGAGACCGTGCGGGAGTTTGCAAGCCACTGAAACTGTTTTACCTGATGTTGCCTTTGGGTCTGCCATGATGATTTCCTCTTGAGAAATGCGGTGAAAGTCCGTACCTGTCCACGGAGCCTATTGTGAGCACGATTGCTCAGAATGTATCGTAACACAGCGCGATACATTCTGAGCAGCCCGATTACTCAGGCCGCTCGGTTGCTACTTACACACCCAACATTGTTGCGAATGCGAACGGTTGACGAACGATCGAACCCCACGAGCCCGAGGTGGCTTTCTGCTTGTAGGATGAAAGATCACGAATCACTGGACCCGCACGCAGTTTTTCGTTGTACGCGGTGTAAACCGTTTTCTGACCTTCAACTGTTTCGGCAAACATCTGAACGATTTCACCTGCAGCGGAACCTTGCGAATTGCTGGAAGACAACGCCCCGAATTGCACAGCCGTTTCGATGCGCAGTTTCGGGAAGTTCTTCTTCAGCAAGTCGTGGACGTTCACGTTGAAGGTGTTGGTTGTGGTCAAAGCCGTTGCTGACTTCGGCGACATGGCCAGCACCAGATCACTTTCAGCGTCAATGTTGCCATTGGACTGATTGACCAGCGCGATGAACAGTGCTTGGATATCTGCATACACTTCGTTTGCAGTAGCCGTCACGGAACCGTTGGTAATCCACGGACCAGACGCATTGCTGTTGTACGCCTTCGGTGCTGGAGCCAATGCTGGAGCCAGACCTGGGGAGTTCAACGTGCCGTAGTTCTGCAGACCTTGAACGCCGAGGAAGGCGGTCAAGTTCATAAACTTGGACAGCGTTTGGATGGATGCTTGCTTCAGTTCGGAAGCCCAGCCGATTTTAGCCAGACCAGCACGTTCCAATTCCAGTTCACCCCACTCGATGACGGTCTGGAACAGATACGCCTCGCGTTGAGGGAAGTTGGTGTTGGCCGAAGAACGGCCGTTCTGGTTGAAGTCACCATAGCTGGACACTTCGCCGGTGATTTCGACAACCGGGAAAACTACGGTTGCGTCAACGAAAGAGCCTTTGCGCTCTTCACCGTAGATACGTGCGGCGGCGTTCTTCGCGGTCAAGATACGCAATACGTCAGGATCGACGAATGTGGTCAGGAACGCCGGAATGGCGCCGTTAGGTGCGGAGATCAGTGTTGGCTGAGCATCCATCGCCAGCGAGAAGTCTGTCTTCCACGCTGGCTCGATGAAGCCGATGGCACCTGTGTCGATGCCGAACTGACGTTTGTGTTCGTCCAAGGAGTGCTTGGCGAGAGTCTGATCAATTTTCATGTTATCTATCCTTGAAATTAAACGTTAGCCGAGTTTTTGAATTTGACCAATTCGCCGGGTGCGCCGACGGATTGGGCAACCCATGTGGTTTCCACACCGGCATTCGCGCCAATCGTTTGCGAAGTCAGCGCAGCCTGATACACGTTAGTCAGATAAGTACCCGCACCGCCCAGACCAGTCAGATTCGCATTCTCGACAGCAGTCGCCACGATAGCTTGATCAGCCGATACGGTTGTACCAGTCAGCACATCGTTCAGATGCCATGTGCCAGTCAGCGTGCCGGCCACTGTCAGGAACATCGCGCTGGTTGCGGTGATGGTGGATGCGGTTGCGGCGGTCACTGCCGGTTGGTTGGTAGTGTAAGTACCCGCGCCGCCAGCAGTTGCTGTACCGTAACCAGTGATGACCGTGCCAGCAGGGATGTTCGTGCCGCTGATGGTCATGCCGATTGCGAATACGCCGCTGGTGTTTGCGCCAGTCAGAGTCAAACCGCCACCGGACATAGTGATGGTTGTGGATGGGACAGCGAAGCCATATGACTGGCTGATGGTATACGTACCCACACCGCCCGCTGTGCCTGTCAGTTGTGCCAAAATGGACACGACTGCGGCTGGGTCGATGCCTGCACCGGTAATGGTTTGACCTACACCCAGAACCGAACCTGCGCCAACTGCCGTGACGGTCAACACGTTGCCAGCGATAGATGCGGTGGCAGTGTTGGTTGTCGGCAGCGCACCGCCAGTTGTGGCAGAAATGATACGTTGCAGCGTTGCAGCCGTTGCCGATGCGCTGATAGGCGCACTGCCAGTCACGTCGAAGGTCACTTCACCAGTGTTGCTCAGTGCGTAAGCCTTCATGCCGATGGTGGCAGAGACGGAACCGGCATTGCGTACCCAGAAGTCGCCGCCGTTGAATGCAGTGACAGGTAGACCTGCTGGTACGACCATTGTTGCGTAGTCAAGGAATGAGGTGATCAGACCTTGTTGCTCGCGGTGGATGAAACCAGTCGGCAAGCCTGTGCCGTAGTTGTTCAGTTCGTTGGTCAGAACTGGATCAGCCCATGCGAACAGACCAACCGCACAACCGTTGACACCTGCGACGAACGCGCCTTCGCCAGCATCCACGGTAGAACGAGGATTGCTCGATGCGAAATCGCCTTCAACGCCTGGGGCTTGAACTGTGTTGACTTGCGAAGGAAAACCTCCGCCTGTGATTTTAGCTGCCATGATTTTTTATCTCCGGTTGATTGATTAAGCTTTCAGACCCAGCGCAATACGCTGTTCATCATAGCCCGCAGGTTTAGACGAGTCGTGAGCCAGACGCACGGTGCGCACTTCGCTACCGGGCAGTGGTTGAGCACGCAGGACGGCTGCGAATGCGGATGGATGAACACCTGCAACGTCTACGCCCAGCACGTTCAGCGCGGCACGATATACACCTTCAGCTGTGTCGCAAGCGATGCTCAGCTCGCCCACGTATGGTGTGACGGCTTTGTGTGCGGCGTGAACAGCATTGATGCGTGCGACAGCAGCGTCTTCGGCCAGCTTGGTTGCGCTACGAATAGCCGCGTCCATTGCGGGCTTATCGACCTTCTCACCGCCGACTTCTGGTTTGCCTTCGAACGGCGCAGGCTCATCGGATGCACCCGGCGCAATGTGTGCGACAGGTTTCGCCATCTCGCGGATTTTGGCTTCAACAACCATGTAATCCTCGTCAGAGATTTTACCGCGAAGCGTGGCCATGATGGCCTCAACAGCGTCGTCCTCTTCGCTGTCTTTGCTCATCTCGTTATCAACCTCGTCCGCGTCTTCGCTCATCGGAACGGCGTTGTCGAGACTGTCGAGCAGATTGACCAGACCTTCGATGTCCGCGTCTGCGCCCATTTTCGGCTTGATCGCCGCAACGATGCCGGGTTTCTTCTCCAGCCAGTTCTTTTTGTTGACACCTGCCAGAATCGAATCGAGATCGGGCATTTTGTCGGCGGCAAACTGTGGCTTCAGGACGGCCAGCAAGACCCCCTTCGCCAAAGCCGCCTTGTTGCTCAAGGGCTTGCTCATGTTTTCACTCTCCAAAGGTAAATCAGAATCTCCGACAACACAGTCGGGGCCAGCTCGTCCAGTGGCAACAAGTGCCACATGGTTGAAGCTCAGTTGAGTCATACGCCCGTCATAGGGTATGCCTTCGTAAGTACCCGCATCCATCACGGGCTTGTATCGGTACGCGCATGATAACTCTTGTGTCTCGCGTCGTTCGATTCGTTTGATTGCTTCAGCATCCCATATCACTAGGGAATTGCGGAGATAGGGTGCGTCGAACACCCCATCAGTACCCGTCGAGCCGATGACGATCTCACGTTTCGGGTCGTCGGCACTGACTGGTTCATGTATTTCGAGCAGTTGGATGTTGTTTGATGTTCGTGCGGCTTTTTCTAGCTCAGCCGGATCTCGGAACAACATGTACACCTGATCGGGTTCGAGTCCCAGTTTATCGCCATCGGGTATCTCGTACCCGAAATACGGACAGATGTTCGCCTTGCTCAAGTTCGTTATTTCGACATGCATGCGCCCATCAGCATCGAGTGTACGCACACTGGCACGGTCAAACGCAAGCACGACATCTTCTTCACGAGGCGCGATTGCTGAGTCTGCGGCACCCGACGACCCCTGCCTGCCGGCCGCAGATGAACCGTCACGCTTGTAGTTCGGTGAGGATGTGCCCACTTTGGTGTTTTCCACAGTCTCGTTCGACACCTTCGTGTTAGCCACGGGCGAGGCGTAGAACTTCGCAGCACCCGCCGTATGCACGGTGTAATCTTGCGCCATCTCACCGGTCAGCGTCGCACGAACGCCCGGATGAAGCGGTTCAGGCGCGTTGTCAGCTGATGCCCAGCGATATTCGGTGTGCTCGTCCAGTTTCAGCTTCGGCGTAAATTCGCGCATGATTGGCATCTCGAATGTGACATACTCTATGTCGTTCGAACCGGTCACATGCGACATGACGCTCAGCTCACCATATGGGGATGCTTTGATTTCTTCCTGCATCTCACGGCGAGCGGCTTGTTCCGGCGATTCATCGCCTTCAGCGCGACCGCCTGGAAACCCCCATGTGCCGTCCGTGCGCAACAAGAACAACGCACGGCCAGTCGGTGCTACCATGCAGATGCCTGCTGCCTTGATCGACGAATCGCCGACGAACTCTTTACCGACGGATTCAGGGATGCCTAGCGTGCTGTGCCCATGCGCAGCGGCTTCCATTGCTCGACGTTGGGACTCGCTTACCGGCGGGTCCATCGCGAGCAATGGTGACTTGTCTTGTTTGTGTGTCATATCGGTTAAAACGGCAAAATTGGACGACTCATGCAGCGGCAACGAGGCTTCTCACCCGGCCAAATGTATTCACCATCGATGTGCGCACCCTCGGCGATCACGTAACGCTTTCCGTCAAACGCCACATGTGACGCGCGTGGCTCACGTCCAGCGTGACTATGTTGCCAAACGGCCTCAACGACACCCAGACCTGCTTGTCTCACGCGAGACATCGCCGCGTTAGCCTTGTGGTTCTGATCCATCGCAATGAAACTCGCTCGGCGGCGGGTGATCCCGTATCGCTTCTCCAGTTCCAATGCCAACGAATTCAAGTCACCACCGCGTGCGATTGACCGCATCACCAGACCTTCGACATCGGTCAGATATTCTTGCCCGATTGAACGAATCAGACCTACATTCTCGCCAATGACCGCCGACACAGCATTCTGCGCGTCATCGGTCATCTTGAATTCGATGCCGAAGTCCCGCTTGCGCAACTGGTTTGTCATCGTGATGTCAACTTGACGTGCGGCGCGTTCGGCGAATCGTTTGGCCAGACCGGGTGCAGATCTGCCAAATATGCCAACCCAACGTCGAGTCAGCTTGCGCATCGTATCGCGCAGTTCGTTCGCAGGCGATGCATCCGAGGTCATGCCCACCCGTGCCACTTGCTCTCGATATGTAGCGGTCAGCCAGTACGTGACTGACTTGTGCATCTCATCCACCATCGCTATCAGTTGCTTACGATAGGCGGCTTCGATACCTGCGTTCGCATGTACGGCGGGCAGTGTTGTCTCTCCCCGCACGGGTGTCATTGCTCATCGTCCAACGGTGCGTCTATCGAAGGGACGTTTGGCACGGCGTCATCGTCCAAATCCAACCCATGATACGGGCTAGCAGCTTGATGCGCGATGCGCTTGCGCGTCTCTTCAGGCGATATCACACCGCGATCCAGATACACCGCATCGGTGTCCGCTTCAATCTTACGACATTCCGCAATCTGCAATTCATTCAACGACTGCAACGGCTCGTAAGTGAAGCCGATAGTCGGGTCGATCTCGCCGAACAACGACAACTGAATGATGTTCAACAGTCTAGTTAGTGGGGCGGTGAATAGTGCCTGCTGTTGCGACGCAATCCAGCTATAGAACACGTCCAGATCCGCAGCAGATGATGCGTTCAGACCAGATGGTGTGATTCCCAGCAGGATGACCAGCGGGATGCCCGCCGCAGCGGCCATGTGTTCCTGTGACTGAGCCTGTAGATGGTCAAGACTACCCAACGGCACGGACACGTTGCTCAAATCCTCGGTGTCTTTGTTAATCGCCATCAGACCCTGATTGTCACGCACCGAGTTGAACAGCGCGAATCGCGCTTGCTCTTCCGCGCCAGCGCCTGCGTTCAGGACGCTGGACAAGTCAGTCTTGAGTACGAACACACTGAAATTGTGCAATAGATCACTGACGCTCTGGCGTGTGCGCAACCAGTTGTCCACGTATGGGATCAATATCTGGGTCAACGAGATGCCCGAGAACGCATACGCAGGCTTCAGCAGATCGGGCACTTGGCGCGAAATGAATGTGAGCATGCGCGTGTCGTGCACCTCCTTGCCCATCACGAACCATGTGGTCGGCTTGAAGTAGTCGGCGCGCAATGGATCGGTCGCGTTGTACTGGTTCGGATATGTCCAGATAGGCTCAACTAGACGCAAACCTTTCAACGAACCGATGCCGATTTTCTCGGGCTTATCTACGAGCGCAACCTTTAGCTCGTCGGGTCGCTCAGTAGCGTCCGTGTCGATGTAAATCTGGGCACGACCATAAAAGCCGTCTTGCTCGGTGGCTTTGCAGAACAAGTCCTGCACATTGAGCCGACGCATCTCAGCCTCGATCTTCGACATCTTGTCAGTCTTGTCGTCCTCACCCGAACAGTGCAGCTTGATCCAACGACGAGTCATCTCTTTCGCGACGACCTCGGACGGACGACGATATTCAACACGCTGGGTCAATGCGGACAGTGACGGGAAACCGATGAATGCTACACCCTCAGCGAATGCCGACTCAATACCCGCGTATGCATATAGGCTGGTCGTCGTGGCGTCCATCGCCATCTTCTGACCCTTAGGTAGCACGCCAGGCGCCAGCTTCGGTAACACGTATGCGTTCACGGGCGCATCGTTGTGCCCGCGCATCGTCGCCAGCGCGTCCAGACGTATCTTCATAGGACGACGCGATTCGGCGACGGGCACGGGGGCAACAGCGCGCCACGGTGCAAGTGCTTTATCAACGAATCGTCGGAAGATGTTCATCGCTACCTGTCAAATTGAAGAGGGAATCCGCTTATCGCGGCGGCACGACCATGGGTGCCATACTAATACGGCGCTGCGCACATGTGGCGCGTTTGATATTTGATCGTGGCTGTCGCCCCCACGTATGCCCACTGAATCCAGCTATCGCATACGTCGGGACGAAAAAAATCCACCTATGCGGCGGACTAGATTGTGTAGAGGAAAGTTTCACCACTACTTGAATTGACTAGATTATTGCCGCTCGTCAGATACGCGTCAAGCGTTATTTTTTATAACTGTTATGGTATCGGCACACAAATAGAGCCTGCTCATCACCGTCCCCATGGGTTGTTGATGACCCGCACTGATCTCGGGCATGGACGATTTCGGCCACAGTCCCCACATCACACCAATATGTCAGTTCTCATCGCTGAGCGTTCGGGTGATTATTTGCGAGACTTCTGTACGTCCAGATTGGCTCTTCTGCGCGTCAGTTTGCGCTTTCATCAACAGAGCTGACGACTGAAACAACGATTCGCCGCGTAAAATGCTGTCACGAATCAATGTGTCGGCCGACCTGCTATTTCAGTCGTCAGCTCTGTTGAACCTCGTCGCGTCAGCTTTTCCTCTGGGCACTATGTGCACTGACCCGGCGAAGACGCTCAGTGTACTACTTCCGCAACATCGGCTCAAGCAGCCGATGCGCACTCAGTATCTTCCGTTCCAACGTATCGCGGTGCACCCCAGCCTCACGTGCGATGCGGTGGAACGATCGATCTGCACCATGAACGTAAAACCCGACCAGTGTCGCCGCCGATTCTATAGACAGACGCCCGATGGCGGCACTGACCGCATCGAAATCAATATCAGTCACATCAGGGGGTGGCGATGGATCATGCCCGCCATCGCCCGCACTTGCGCCGACGAGAAGACTCATCCGTGCATATCCCAGACCACCGGCACTTTGGCGGATCGACCATTTACCCCAACGGATGAGTAGATAGTGCAGCCATACGATTTCAGGTTTCATCGCTGCCCTTGTGTAGCTCTCGAACGTATTGCCGTATGTCTACGAGCACGTATATCGCGTACCCCACAGCAAGACCAATTGCTCCACCATAATACACGCTCATCGTGATACCGATGACGATGGATATTGCTTGTCCGGTCAATCCTTCAGTGTACGCCTGCGAACGTTTCATCGCGGGCTAGTTCGGGAGTGCTGCGGACTTCTGCACCGCGTGCGGGGTCTTACGTGACGGCAGCGGAGTGATGTGCTTCTTCAGAATCGTAGCGAGCGTTTTGCCGATCGCGCGTGCCGTCGTTTTAATTTTCGCACCGATGAAGCCTGGCTCAGCCAGTTCCGCATCACTCATCGGTAACGGTTGAATCATCGTCTCGCTCGCACGTTTGCCAGTCTTCACATTGACCACATGAAAATGAATTGCGTATTGTTCAGCCACGGTCGTTCTCCTGTTTATAATTAGCGGTGGACCACACCGACCAATCACCTATTCCACGCCATTGTCCATCGGGTGCCGTCCACGTGCTCGAACCTGTGTTGCGATGCCCGGTTAGATCTACCCACAGAAAAAACATCGTTTTGGGCAGAGCCCACCAATTCAGATGTGTGGTACCCATGCGCTTACGGGTTAATGCCCAACGCAACCAACTGGCGACGGCGACCACTGCGACAAGCATCTCGATGACGAGCCACATCACGAGCCCCGATACGGCTATTATGACCGACCAGCCGACACACAGTGCGATGTTGTTCATTCTGTCACCTGCCGCGCGATGAATGCAATGACTTCGCGAGACTCAGTGTCGTCGAATTCCAGCGTTTGATCACCTTTCCACATACTGAGGCGTCCGTCCATCTGAATCGCACAGCCGTATTCGGCGTCACGGATGACACGCGGCTCGCATGTCTGTATCGCTGCAGGTTTCTCACGAGCCGGGCGTGTGGCGCGCGGTGCACAAGGGGTCGTCATCTCGTCACCACCGGCACGGAGCACGCCGAGCGGTGTCAGCTTGTACATCGCGCGCTTCGTCACATCGTCTCGTCGGCTATCGAGCAGTTTCTCAGTCTTCAGCGCACTGATGTTATTCAGCAGCTTCGAACGATCCATGTCGGGCAGTTCTTGTTCCAGTTCCGCCGATGTGACCTCGCCCATGCGGAGGAATGCGGTAAACAGTTGCTCGCGAATAGTTTTCATTGGCTATGCCTTGGGGTTGTGGTCAGAACGATCGGGGATGGTAGTAATAAGCTTCGTGGCGAGGTCGGGTTGCGCTGCGACCAGCGATTCTACAACGGATACGATGTCCGATATCTCAAACTCCGAACGGACGTTCATTCCCAACACCGAATGAATACGGCGAATGCCCGTCTCCCAGCGATCCTTGCGAACGACGGCGCCATCTGCACGGAACTCATAATCATTCGGATCGGCGTCGGCAAACTCAGGCTTACGGAAATCTCGCTCAGTCACGGTGCGTGTCATCGTTTGCCCCCGGCGGTAGTGATGCGTATTGATTTTCCATCGACCCGTATGTCCACACCTCGGGTAATGACCAGTTCGGCTTGTGCCTCGATATTCGCGTCACTCGAATCGAACATGCACAACAGATGCGCCATGCATACGTGCAACGGGTACGACCACCGCTTGTGGGCTGTGATACTCAGCGTCGGCGCAGTCATCGTACCCACTCCTTCGGTATCATCTTCAACTCTTCCTCGGTGAACGTGGCATGCCGACCAGTCGCTGTGCGTTGCTCGCGTTTCTTACGGTGCTCGGCGTCACGGCGCTCTTCGGCTCGGATGCGATCGACACATTCGGCAGGGTCGCCGTATCGGTACGAGGCGAGCACTTTCATTCACCCATCTCCGTCAATGCCTTATCCACGGCACGGCGAATGATCTCGCTCACAGGCACACCTGTCTTCGCTTTAGCTGCCTTCAACCGTGCCAGCATTGTTGTCGGGTAATAAAAATTGGTGCGCTTCATCTTCATGTGGCACATCGTACAGATATGTGTGCCATGTGTCAACGCCTCGCGCCGAATAACGCCAGTGCACCTGCAGCGATAATCATTGGGGCGTGCTTCGCTGTCGAGTATCGAATCATCACCGAGTCCGCGAGGTTCGGGCTACGGGTGCCTTCGGGCGACTTGTCGATGACCATCTTGCCCACGGTGTTCCACTGGCATGTGGGGCGGCTCAGCTCGCTGACCAGATCCTGATAGCCCCTGCACGCGCTGGATATGCTTAAAATTTCATCTGGGTCGCACGGGATTCCCTCAACAACCCACTTGAACGTTTTCTCACACCTGGTGCGAAGTGCCCACCATCCCTGCGCCTTTCGATTGGCAAACATGTCTTCGTTTGATCGTCCCTTGATGTCCTCGCCCTTCGGATTGTGAACGCCGGCAGATCCGCGAAACGGTTTAACGACGATCGCGCTCTTGCCCGCTGCGACACGTGCCTGATTGATTATCCGCGAATCACCCCGAACACCTGCACCGAGACCGTCAGCATCGTATTCAAGCGAACCGTACTTCAGCTCATCACACGTGTTCATCGCGTGCTGCGTCGTCTTGAAAATGTCTGCGCCCCTGCCTGACCATTGTTCAAGATATTCGATCAAGATGCCGTGCGTGCCACATATCGCATTATTATCTTTACCCTCATCGGCCACGTCGAGACTCGCGCTACGGGCACCTGTGGGCTTGACGCCGAGCCGGATGTGCGCATCGATGCACGCTCTGACCCATTCGGATGGTATCAGCACACCTTCCACGCTGGCGCTATAGTCGATGTCAATCTCCTGCGCGACCACCACGGGCGGTAGTTTGGCCTTCTGCTCAGCGTACCACTTGTCATCCTTACGCGGATCGTCTCGCCAATGGAACGTGAACACTTCAATTCGACCGCTGTGACGCTTCTCGGCGAAAGGATTTCCCATACCATTCACGCTGGACATATCGATGCGGCAATTCGTGGTCTGCGAAAGCGAGAAGTCAACCAGATCGGGTCGGTCAAGATGCGCCGCCTCATCCACGAAATAGATACCGCATCGATCACCACGACCAATCCCGTCACCAGCCTCGCCCGTGATGAACGAACCCGTGTCGGGGAAACCGATGCGCATGAACGGCGCGTCAGATTGCGTCCATGTGCCCTTAAACTCACGCGGCAAACCTTGGACGAATTGACGACCCTTCCAGAATATCGACTTGGGGCCATCTTTTTGATCGACGTATTCTTCTTTTCGACTTCCGAATCCAATCGCCATGCCGCTGTTAAACAGGCATAGCGTGGATGCAAGGGCGATTGCCACCCAGCTCGCACCCATGTCACGGCTCTTCTCGACTAAGCCGTCCTCGCCGTTCCTCCACTTCCGTAGCACGTAGTCGATGAACTCACGCTGCTTGTCGAATAACAGGAACGGCGCGAGTGCCGGCACGCCTCGGCTCACGTTACGTGGGTCGAACGTCACACCCCAGTCGTTGATGAACTGTGCGGGATTCTCGCGATAGAATGCATTGAGATCCGGCAACATCTCCGGGTTCTTGCGTATCCTGGCAAGATTCGCGAGACGTGCGTCAAATATCGGGCGGTAATCTGGCGTGCGAAAGTCGAATGATTTGGTCATATCCCAGCACGTTGTTTGGCTTCGGCGATTATATCCGCAGAATAACTCGACAACAAGGACGAACCGACACGGTGAACCACATTGTCTTCGGGTAGAACGGCGCGTGCCTCGCGCTCGATCTTATCATACTCACAGTCAGGGAGAATGGGGCACGCTTCAACGTAATAGAGATACCGGTGCACCAATACTTCGCGCTCAAATTGTTCGAGGCTCACGATTTCACCTCGTTCGCCATGCGATGAAGTTCTGCGCGTTGACGCTCTGATAGTCGTAAACTGGGTGTGGCATCGACATAGCGCACAAACTTCCGCAGCATCTCCGCATCCCGCGTGCCTAGCCATTGCTGGATAGATTCGGAGGTGGCGCTGAAGACGTCTTGATAATACTTAGATTCTGCCGTTTCGTCGCTCATGTACCCCATGAACGCCTCTACCAGCATCGCATTGTGCGCTTGCAGCCGCTCGATGCGGTCAGTTAAAGCCACGTTGCTTGCCACCGACACCTTGATTGCCTGCATCGAAAGTTCGTTATCTATGCTGTTGATTGCGGCAAGCCGCTCAATCTCGGCTTTTGCTTCGGTGAGTTGCTGTTCGAGTTGTGCAATGCGTATGATATCTGCCATTTCTTCGGTATGAGTTTCGCATTTGTCGTAGTTGCCCACGGCACATTGCTGGCAAAATCCGCAGTTCCTTATGTCCATCATCTACTCCTTCTCTTTGCCGCACCAGCAGCATCTATGCCCTTCGTGGTAATGCCCGTTGTGCGCATCATCCTCAATCCACCCTTTACCGCGCACCCACTGGTGAAGCCCTATTGCACAAAACAGTTTGTAAATTGACAGCATCATCTACTCCTTCTCAGTTATTCCGTGGGCGGCTTCTAGTCTGGATAGGAAGTCTGGCTGATACATCCAGTGTGTCGGCTCTTCTACATTTCCATTATCTGATTCCCAATAGTAATAGACTTGCGGCATTTCCCACGACTCCCTATCAGACTCCCAACTTCCGTTAGTATCAAACGACTGCATTGAACCATCATCGTTGAAGCATGCCAGCAGTAGTGGTACTTTGTTGTCCTTCGGGGCGGTCTCTATAGGCTGCCAATCACTCAGCGGCTTCTGCTGCGGGAAAGGCTTGTCGAATAAGTTTACCAAGTTTGCGCCTTCGTTGGTTCCGTCTTCATATACCTGACGATACAATTTGCCGCCATCATCGGCCCTTGCATACTGGTCAAATAGGCCAACAGGCTCCTGATCTATCGCTTCCTTCTCAGCCTCTTCGCGTCCGGCTTGCTTGGCTGCTACAATCTGCTCACGCAACCGCTCTACCCTCTCCGGCATACTGTCTATCGTGGTCTCCCAGAATATGCCGCCGTGGTTGAATAGCTTTGCTGACAGTGAGATCAGGACAGGCTGTAGCTTCTCTACGCTGTAGCCGTTCAGGTAACGGTTAGAAACCTCCTGCACCCCGCGCTGATACTCCGCTGCTTTGATTGCGGTGAGTTCTGCGTGTCCTACATCAGCAAAACAGTAGTACCGAATTATCGCTTGCTGCGCTGCCAACTTCTCTTCATATTGCGCTCGTAGTTCTTTACCACCTTGTTCTTGATTAGCTAGCATCTGCGCTGCATAAACCAGCTTCTCGCGCAACTCTACCACTTCCACGTTAGCCTCAAGTTGGCCTAACTTGCTCTCACGCGATTCAGACTTTCGCTCCCAGTTGAGAATCTTCTCACTCAGTTCCCCCACTTCTTTCTGCGCACCATGTAGCACGTTCTTTAATCCTGCAAAGTTCTCGCGCAACATATCGTTATCGTCGCGCAGGTCTTTAGATATGCATCGTTCCGTGTCAAGTTCAGCGCGGAGCGCGTCGTTGTTCTTTTTGTAGTGGTGAAGCCCGACATTACCAGCTTCGATTTCTTGGCTCAACTCCGCAATCTCTTTGTCTTTCTGCTCAGCGCAGGCTTGCCATCCGTCGAATGGCCCCAATTGAACATCTTTGTACCTCAATTCGCCATTAAACTGAGGGATGTTGCTAGAATGCCAAGCATCAAACTCTTCCCGCATTGCCTCTTCGTTGGTCATTTCAGTTCTCCCAGTGCTTTGTTGCAGGCATTTGCTAGACGTAATATGTCGTCTGTTACCCAAGTAGGATTCGCCAAACATTTAGCATCCTCAACCAACAACTCAACCATCACCGTCTTAGGCTTCGGCGGGTTCCATGAGTATGATGAAATTGAATACCACCGGCTATCTGTTTTCAGGTTGCCGTCATCGTCAGCGACTTCCGCCAGCACTTGCCTGTTGTACGCGTCATACAAAGCATCCCCAACAAACACAGGCTTGCCCTCAACCACGCAGAGCGGGAATTCCCATCCGATGATTTGTGTGATGTCGCAAACGACCATTCGAGTCAGGCACCCGTTGAACTTTCCAACAGGCTCAATCCCCGCCTTCTCCTGCAACAAGATACTTTCCCCAGCGGCAATCAGCAGCTCGCCACGCGATTTGTAGATAGTCATTTCAGTTGTCCTTTCTTAGGTAAAAAATCATCGTCATTCACACGGGGCGCGCCAAACGTAGCAACCTGTAATACATCCAGTTTGAGGCTCATATAAGCATTCTCCGCCCTAGCCTCCCGTGTCTGACTGTGCAGCAACTCTTCACCCTGATAGACCAGATAACCTAGCAGGGCAGCCACAACTAGCAGCCATGCTTTACGCTTCAGCCTCCAGTTACGGGCGGCAATCCCCCAGTTATTGCGGCGGTGATGTGGCAGGTTAGTCACGCGAGCCACCATGTCGCCAGTGCTGCGATGACGATGATGAACACACTGGCAGAATACATCGCCCATTCGAATTCCACATCAGACACTTCGTCATCGACACTGATCGGTGTCAGCCTGCCCGTTGGGTCGGTTCGGTGGAAACGCATCGGTCCACCCGAGTGCGGGTCGCGGTCAATATCATCGTGATCGGTCATCATGAAGCCCCCCATTCATCTGTGATATGCACAGTGCTTTCATCATCACAATGATCGCGCTGCGCTGTTTATCCAACTGTAGCAACCCCTGAGCCTTCGCATCGATCTGCCGCCCGAGTTCGTCGGCGTGATCGGACATCTCGTTCAACGCTCGAGCAGTCTCGGAGATATTCACCGGGTCACCCATCGTAACCTCGGCCATGCTTTCTGCCATTCAGGCACGTTCTGCACTGGGGCAGGCTCAGGTGTCGGCAGGGGCAGCAGCTTCGCCTCACGATAGACGGTGTACGAACTGCCGCCTGCATACACCACACCATGTCTGCTCAACTCACCATTACGCGCCATTCGACCCAACGTTCGTCGTGCCGCACGAATCGATGGCATGTCACGCACGTCGAACTTCTCACCCTTCATCGCTACGATCGCTGCTCTGAGCATTCCGCGTCCTCCTTTGTCAATGTGGAGCATCCTATTCGTTAGTGACGGGCGTGTCAATAGCCCTATAGAAAAAATACCATATAAAAAATTTTGGGGATCGGTGCGGGACGATTCTCATTGGCAACTGTTGATCGCATGGTGCGAGATGATTCGCATGGTGCGAGTATTAGAAACGGCTAATATGACCTTGCGGCTTTTTCACAGCAAATTTGCGAATGGGTATAAACAGGCGTAGGGAGCCACCCCCCGGGGTCAATTTTTTGAACGATTGCCTAAAATATAGGCACGCGCCGCACGTAACGTATTGATTACAAAGGGGATTTGTTGGATGTTGCGGGGGTTTATCCACAAGTTACTTGCGGCGGACTCGTGCGAAGTTGCACAGGTTGCGCGTGTAACTGGATGATTTAAAAGAATAAACGGGGGAAAAAGCGGCGCATTATAACGGAGTTATCCACAAGGGCGGATCGTGCGAAGTTATCCACAAAACAATCCACACGATAAAAAGCCCTTAATAATCAACCCATTTTACATAATGACCATTACGCGTCATTCGTGCAAGTGACTGATTCTAAAGGGCTGTGCAAAAATTAGGCGTTTTTACTTTTGATCAATAAGTGCTGCGTATGCCTTCGATGCGGCTATCGGGTCGAGGTTATCAGGCAATTGTAGCGGCTGGGGGTTGTTGTTGATCTGGATCGCCACTTGCGGCTTGTCAGAGAACGCACGATTACGGATTGCAGCCAGGCGTGCGTATTCGCTGGCAAGGGCGCGGGCGGCGGTTGGGTCAATGTCGCCCTTTTTATTCAACGATGATGCGATGATCTCGCGGCCTTTCTCTAGCAATGCCTCGGCGCTCGCCTCAATCGCGCGTGCGTAGTCCGCTTCTCTCTCAGGAGTGGCGCGCAAATATGCCCGTAGTGTCATAGGGCTGACTGCGTAGTCCGCCGATATGGCCGCGAACGAGTCGCCCGCCTCTATTCGATCACACAATTCATCCATCCCGATCAAGTCTAGCAAGTGCGCCATAAATCCCCCTTTAATTTCATGAGTCTAGCACTCGCACCAGCACGCCGCAACTGTAACGGGTTGACTGAATACCCGACCGATTCGCGTGGTTTTAACTATTTATTTTAACTATTTCTAACGTTTTCCTATCCCCATGTGAAGAGTATTATTTGTATATAGTAAGAGAATATGGCAGAATGTAGATATAATAAGGAGAAGATATAAAGAGAAAACCGCCGGAAATAGTTAAGAAAAGTAGTTAGATTTACCCTAAATTGTTAATTCCAAAGGAGTATATAAAATGAATACAATCGAAGTTGTTGTGCGCTGGTTTAATGTCCCCCGCGATGGTGAAGAATGGAATAAATTGCGCACCATGCTAGAATCGCACCGTGTAGTCATTCGGCACACAACCGACCAGTCGTTGAAGGTGCCGCGCGCAGGGGTTGCGACAGTGTGCGCCACGGATTACGCATATTTAATGGACGATTTAACCGAGATTTTCGATTGTCTGGTGTTTAACAATCGGCACACGTACGACGGTTATTATTTGGATCTGCCAAAAGGTTGCATGCCCGCACCGGCCGATCCAGACGCGCCACCGCTACGCCTTGTTGGCCCTAGCAAGATGAACGCTGCAATCGAGTGGCTGCAGGCGGCGCCGGGCCGGAGGCAGTCGGAAGCCGCACGCCTCTTTGATGTGGCGCAGGGAAATATCAGCGTAACGCTGCGCCGTCGCCGCGCAGCGCGGGCGAATGGTAGATAGCGAATCGCGCCGCGCGCATGCGGCACACTGTGCACGGCGGCGTGTGTATTTAAATCATTGATTCAGCACGAAATTACAAAATAGTTGAAAATAAGTGTTGACGGCAATATAACTGTTATATATCATGCAGACATCGATTAGGGAATGGCCCTAATCACTTTTCCAGGAGTAGAGAAAAAATGATCGCAATACGTAACCAAGCCGGCCAAATCGTAGAACTCTTAACTATTGCCGAATTTCTGGCACGGGGGATCTGATCATGAAGAACGCCACACAACACACCGGCCGCCTCGAAGTGATAGAGCGCGCACCATCATCCCGCAACGGTAATCCCCGTTACGTGGTGCGCCTCGACGGTATCACCTGCCGGACCGCCGTGGATAGTTCGCTGGGTTATTCGATCACGAATCATGACGGGCGCGAAGTGACTGCAGATATTGGCACGTATCGCGGCACCGTTACTATTGAAAATGTGAGGAGGGCTTGATCGTGCGTAAAATCACAAAAAAATTCCGCGACGCATTCCAGCGCGAAGCCTGCACCGTGTTGGATATTCTCGGCACACTCGTGCCCATTCCTGACCGTATGCCCGAGGAGGCGATCGAATACACCGTAACCACGCGCGCAGGTTTGTTAAAGGTATACATTTATGATGACTGGATCGCGTGCCGCTTCGAAGATGTCGCGAAGGCGCGCGAAGTGGTCCGAAGCGGCACGCTTAACCCGTATTCGGGAAAATGGAACTGGCACGGGCTGGGGGTTGTTCCCAGTTTCGCGGCAGCTCTTCGCGAGGTGGCAGCATGAAACCCTGCGAATTGAAATACCGCGTCAGCGCTACCGGTTCACTGTTCTTTGATCGCGATAGCATGCGGTTTTTTGGCGATACGATGCGCAACTACGGCGTGAGGGATGGCGGCACAATCGACGGTATGCCAGTATGGGAACTGTACCGGCGGCGCGCAGTAAAGCACGGGCTGAAGTCTAGCGCGTATTTTGACAAAGTGACGTTTGAACGAGTGTTTAAATCATTGATTCAGCACGAAATTGCAAAATAGTTGAAAATAAGTGTTGACAGGATATAACAGTTATACAATAATGCACACATCGGTTAAGGAATGGCCTTAACCACTTTTCCAGGAGTAGAGAAAATGAGCTATACAGAAGACTTTGCAACAATCATGTCGTCCGCCCGCGAACGCGCAATGATCCGCGATATTTTAAACGCATGGGACGCCTCGGGCTTGCCCCAGACATTCGATGATGACGGCGTAAAGTTCGCATTCAATCGCAACAGCGGCAACGTTTTTTTGGTTAATTCCGATTATCAGTGCGCAATGATGAACGGCGGCACTCTCGAATCGTTCTATAGCACGCCATATAGCGGGCTGGAGGGCTTCATTGACGAGCTGTTGGATGAGAATCAGCCCGAAGATATCCACGCTGACGATGCCGAATATATTCTCGACGTGGCGCGCAGTGAGGGCGCAACACTTCCTGGAGTATGGGCGACGTTTGCCGAGGGGCTGCAATCGTGAACTATGCACAACAACAGATCGACCGCCTGAAGCCGGAAGGCTTCACCGGATGGGGCTCGCTTGCGTACCCCGTGACCATACAACTACGCAGTGAGCACGGGCATACTAATTGCATGAACCTCACAGCCGAGCAGGTTGCAGCGATTGAGGCTATATTGACAGGGGGTGAACAATCATGAACGATCGAATTGCAATAAATAAACGCACCGCGCTGCGCATGTTCTGGAACGCTGGGCACGATACGGAAGCGGCAATGCTCGCGGCTGATGCCGCACTTGAAACAATCGCGCAGCCATCCACCGGGTATTATTACGCGGATGACGTGGCGCAACTGATTGCGGGGGTAGATCATGTACGTTAGACATGCAAGGCGGGCAAAACTTTGGCGGGCGATCCGCCCGGTGAGTCAGATTCTCGACATGATCAAACGGGGGACGCTATGATTAAATTCGTAATCGGTGTAATCGTTGGCGCGGCTCTTGCAACGGTAGGATTCTCCGGGGCGGTGCGCGCGGTAGATCGTGGCGTGGATAACGCACGCGCGGCACTCCATGAGGCCGCCGACGAACCACAGACACCCGGCGCCGTATTAGATCAACTGATAAAGGACGCGAAGCGATGAAAATACTAAGCATGTTAAATGAAGAGGGTGTGTGCATGGATATCGACGGCCGATACGTCGCCACGCTGGACCAACTCACGCGCCTGCTACACCGCGCGCGCAAGTCCGCCACGCTGGCCACCGGCACGGGGGCACGCGATGCATACGTCTGGATGATTGCGAACGATTCCGACCAAGTGACAGCGGCGGCCCAGATGGGAATCAGCCAGGCAGCACTGTCGCAACATATTAAACGGCATAAGCTACCGTGCCCGGATAAACGGTTAAAGGCGCCACCAGTCGCGTAGCGGCACGAGGCAGGGCGTAGCGGCACGAGGCAGGGCGTAGCGGCACGAGGCAGGGCGTAGCGGCACGAGGCAGGGCGTAGCGGCACGAGGCAGGGCGTAGCGGCACGAGGCAGGGCGTAGC